TTCCGTGTTGTGTTGTATGTAAATAACCGCTTACAAATTGCCCAGATACTCGTGTCATTCCATAGTGTAAAGGTATAGAAGCACCCGCCTCTGTTGAGTTTTGTAATGCTCCGAACATGTTATTTTCTGTTCTTGCCGCTGAATCTGGAGAACCAGAAACAGGATTTTTAGGTTTTGAGGTAAAAGCAGATATTAACATATTTAATCCCATCATACCAATACCTATCATCAGTGATGACATAAAAGATCCCATTACTGTAAAGCCTGTTGTCATTACAGAAGCAAAACCCCCAGCTGTTGCACCTATTCCCATTCCTCCACCAGCAGCTGCCAGTTGCGCAGATAAGCCTACAGCATAAGGCACAGCAATAGCAATAGCAATTAAGGCTATCGCCATAACAATCGTTCCTCCTTTACCGCCACCTCCAGCAATAATAGGAGTAATATAAATAGTTTCTCCCTGTTTAGGGCGTTTTACATTTTGTATGTCAGAAGTAATACAATTAAATTTTTGATCTACTAAGCCTACACACTCTTCTATTTCACCTATTTCAATTCTACGAAGATAATTAGCAAAGCGCGGATGCACTCCTTTAAGATATAGTACAATATCTGAATAGGTAGTTATGTCAACTTCATAACTATCTTGTTCAAAATATTTTTTATAGGCAGAATGAAATTTTACATTAACCTTCAAGATGTTTTTCCTCAAACCGATCAAATTTTAAAGCATTTACCTTATTATCATACCAGTATATAAAAAATTTCTCGCCGAAACCAACCAAAAATTTATACTCTTGGAAAGCAGCCCCAATTTTATCTTCTTTACTTGGAATCGGATTATCATCACCTGGATGTGAGTGAAAAATTCCCCAAATCTGTTCATCATACTGAATTAAAGCACCAGGGTCTAAAATAAAACTTAAAGTAGGTTCACTACTTAAATTTAAGCAGGGAACATAACTAAAGTCTTTTAAAATTAAACCACACGCTTCTCTAGGATAATCTCTAAGTGAGTGTTTTCCTAACTCTTGTTTTAATTCGGCATATTTATCCATCTAACTATTCCTGTTGTGTATTGTTTATACCAGCGACCGTAGGGAGCAATCCAACTGGTATGATCTATCATAATTTGTAAAATTTTATTATCGCCTACATATAAAGCACAATGGTTAGTAACATTAGTAGAGCCAATACTCATTAAAACTATATCATATTTTTGTGGAGAAGTTACCGATTTCCACCCAAATTCCGTTGTAGCTGCTTTATGCATCCATTGTTCAGTAGTTTTTGAATACCAATCTTCATCAACAATATTACAAAAATCTGAAGTAGTATATGGTATGTCAATACCTAGTTGCTCCTTGTAAATTAATCTACAAAGATTGAAACAGTCTATTCCTGTTTTAGTAGAGGTGCCTAAGTGTAAATAAGGTAGTCCAAGATATTTTTTATACCAAGGACTTATGTCTATAGGCTGCGTAGATACACTCTGACCAGTTAGAGCTAATGTGCTCATATTTTGAGTAATTCCCCTCTTCTAAATGTAACATATTATAAGGCAACATAAACATACCAAAATGAATTGGAAAATTTAACCTTGGTGATTTAAATAATATTACATCACAATCTTGTAACTCTGTCAACGGAACTTTTATTCCGTGTTTTAATGCCCAGGTATCAATGTCTTCAAGAGTTATTTGTTTCATCCAACGAGCATTAGTTATGTTAGAAGGAACTAATTCTTTAATACAGTCTATGCCTAACTCTTTTTTAAAGAACTCATGGATAATTGTTATGCAGTTTAGTCCTGATTCATAAGAGTGTGGAATTCCTAAATAATTTATTATATTTTCTCGTACCATTCTGCTAATTCCGGGTAGGTTTTTACGAAAGAAGTATTGTTAAGTGAGTCTACTTCTGTATTATATTTTTTAAACTCTTTAAGTAAAATATCTTTATTACCAATATCTTTATTTAGATAGCTTAAAGTTTTATCAATAGTTTCTAATTCACTAGTATTTAATGATATTTTTCTTTTTAAAATATCAAATTTTTTATTTATTTTATCTTTTATACTATCTGGTAACAATCGCATATCAAAATAAGTAGGGGAAACTAAAATACTTAAATAAGTCGCAATATTTAAAGTTTTCATATGGGCTATCAATTCAGGTGTTGTCAAAATACTATATATTGAAGTAGTACAACTTAAAGTATTTACATATTTTTTAGTTTTTAGTAAGTTAGTCTCAAAAGTGTCCCAATTAAAGTTAGTTCTTCCATACTCAGAATGTTGTTTATAGCCATCTACGCTGGGCCACAAACTTACTTTATCAAAATGGCTCCATAGTTCAAAAACATCACAATTTTTATATTTGAGAGTACTCAAATTTGTATTATAAGTTAATTCAACATCTGTCTTATTATTATCAATGAACCATTGCAAAAGCTTATAATGTCCATCCATTATAAGAGGCTCACCCCCTGCAAAATAAAAGTATTTAACAGAATGTTTAATTTTATCTAAATAAGTCCAAAAATCAGGAGAGTCTGTATAATAATCTTCTAACTGAGCGGGATAGTTTTTAAATTTAGAAATTTTTAATGAATCTTTAAACCAAGTAGAAGAGGCATAGGGACCGCAGATTCTACATTTAAAGTTACATTTATTTCCAAATCTTATATCTAAATAAATAGGATGATTTACTATGGAACCATCACTTTTAGTATGTTTTTGTAGATTAGCAAACTTACCAAAACGTTTGTTTACTTGTTGCCTATTAGATTCCCCCCCTAATTCTTCAAGATCATAACAAGCTTTTTTACACTCTTTTGGGTATTTATTAGATAAGAATTGTTTTCTAGCACTTTTATATTTATCATTATTAAAAATTGTAGAAATATCATCTTTATATGTTGCCATAATAGATTCAGGTTTATTATCTGTATCTGTATGACAGCATAAACGATATTTTCCGCTTACATCGCCGTACAAATGCATCCAAGGTAAAATACAACCTTTTATCATTACGCCCTTGGAATTGTTCTACCTGTAGCAGGGAATCCGCCGAAATGAATTTGATTATTTCTAATCGTGCAAGCTTCTAAACTTTTTGAACATATATCTCCGATTGCAGAAGCAGCTATCTCGTTGTCTGCACCGATAGGATTAGCATTACTTTTTAAAGATGTAGTTCCTGGAATAGGTAATTCTCCTGGTCCAGGATATTGACATTCTTCACCTTTATAAATCCATTGACAAGTATTTTTATAGTATTTTCTTTTTGGCACTACAATTTTAAAATACTGCAACCACGAAACCAAACCAAAAGTAGCAGTAGTAATATTTAAAGATTCTAATTCATTAATTTTAAAAATATCTTCTACATAAGACTCAACGTCTGCATCAACATTAACAATAAAAACTGAATCACCAATTGAAGTAGAAGAAGATAGTGGATTACTTAAGAATAATAGCCTATTTTCCTCAATAGATTGAATAGTAGCTTCTGTATCTCCTACAGAAGATTTTACATTGTCTCCTACTCGATAAGGCATAGCATTAACAACTTCAACTACATTTGATGTAATACTTTTGACACTACTATACTCTGGCCAATGATCTAAAAAGTTCATAAAAGTAGTCTTAATTTCTACTACGCCTCCTAGTAAATCTCTGGAATCTTGTTTAAGCTCCGTCCAACTTCCATTAACTAATGTTGTTTGATTTTTATCAAAAGATGCATTTGCTTTTCCGTAATAATTTACTATATCTGCAGAATACGATAAACCGTTAGCTCTTGCTCTTGTTAATGTGTCAAAAGCTTCATCTCCCACAGAACCTACATCAGCAGGATTTTTATTTACCGTGCGTGGATCAATTCCGTGAACAAGCTCATTATTAACTAAAGCTACGGTAGAGTTAGAAGAATTATTACCTGATATAAAAGGATCTTCTACAAGAGAAGAAAGAATATTATCAATATTAAAAGCAGAAAGAGTTACTTCACTAATTTTACCATCAGAACTAGTATCAATAGAAGAAACATTTAAAGGATAAGGAGAATATGATTGTCCGTCATATGTAACATTATATTGTAAATCTGAAACATAATCCCCATTAATTTCTGCTATACGGAAAGGAAAGTTTAAAGGCCAAGCTAATCCAGCACCTTGCTCAGTAGGATTACCGTTTTCATTAGGAGGATACCACTCTCCTGGATAATATATAGAAATAAGCCTAACAATAGGATTCTGTGTAAACGCATTCTTTTCTTTAATAAAAGGAGAGGGAACTAAAGATGAAATAGTTGTAGTAGCTGTAGTTTCTTCTCCCGTAAACACAGCAGGATTAAAAGGTTGAGATTGAATATTAGCTGTTTGTACCAACACCGCAACATTTGTAGCAACTGCTAGTTCTACGTTTGTTTGATTTTCTCTTGTTAGTGTAACTGTTGCATAAGAGTTAGCCTGCGTTGTTTGTTCAGGAAAAGTATAAAAACCGTTATCGTCTTCAGTTGAAACATATTCTTGCTTACTAGAATATTTTAAATCGTCAATATGACCGTTAAAAGGATCTCCAGAAGAGAATAAGGTGCTTGATCTACCTATCTCTATAGGCCCACTAATAGTACTTTCTGCGTTACCTGTATAAGTAGTAGAAGCAACACGAGTATTTGCAACGTAAAGACTAAGAGTATTAGAAGTAGTATTATTGACAATAGCTACATGATAGAAAGATTCTGCATTTACATTACCACCATAAATTTCAATATTAGTAGCTGCATCACCATTACCCGCAGGATCTATATATACAAAGCCTACATTAGAATTAGCACCTACAAACTTAAGAGCATAGTAGTTTTCTGTACCAGCATCTACTCTAGAAAAAATAGTTGAGTTAGCAGTAGTACCAGAAGCCAGTCTCATTTGCACTTCAATAGTGCTATCTCGTTCTAGAAACTTAAAATCATCGTTGGAAGGAATAGAAAGATAATCTCCAGCCCCATCAAGTAATAAAGAAGCAGTGCCAAACTTTTTCTGCGCAGTATCAAGTTGAGCATCTCCATTAAAAGTAATAGTTTGTTGTTTTATAGGAGAAGCATCAGTAGTAGTTGTAGCTTCATCAGCCCCGTTAAAATTTAAAAGAAGATTTGATTTAGAAAGATCTACTACGTACTCATCTGTATTAATTAAAACATTACCAACAGCTATGTGTACTTCTGTATTAGAATTAGCAGTTATTCCTGTAAAGAATACATTATAAGAAGTAGTAGTATCATAATATGTTATATCTGATACAATACGAGTAACTGCAGAATTAGAGGTAATTGTTTCTGTGGCGTAAAACTCTTGTCTGACATTATTAAGTTTTACTTTTAATAAGTTATTAGCTAAATCAACATTAGCAATATAGGCTTCTGTACCGGTAGTAGTGCCTAAAATAACATTGCCACTTATAAAACCAGTAGCATCTGCAACAGTTAAAATATAATCATAATTACGGGCAGTCATTTAATCAAAGACCTCTTGAAGATTAAAAGAAACAGTGTAAAAGTTTTGAGTAAGATTAGCTCCCGCAGATAAAACTTGTTCTATTTGCAAAGGACCAGAAAATCTTGAAGTAATTGTACCAGACTCATTCAAATGTGACAAGTCAAATGTGAAAGCTTCGTGTTCTCCGCTTCGAGCATTGTAAAAGTTTTCTATCGCAGTTTTTTCAACACCAGTAATATTTGTATAAGATAAAGAATACTGCCGTTTAGATCTACGTGATTTTAAACGACGTTTTTCATAACCAGATTGAGAAGTAAAAGTAGCTACGTCAAACTGTTTAGAAGTACTAAATCCTTTATCTGGTTTTCTATCTGCCATAGAAGAAAAACGATCTAGAGAGGTAATTTCTGCGTCAAATACACGAATCGAAAGAGTCTCGCCGTCTTCGTTAACACCTTTGTCAATACCAGAACCAAGAGGAGCACCGCCTATAACTGTAGGAGCTGTATTTGCTGGCTCAATTCCGTTTCCATAGTAACGACGAGCCCGAGATATACGCAGAGCGTCTATATGACCATTTAGCGGTTCTCCGGTAGTGTTAAAAGAACCAGTCCTACCAATTTCTGTAGCTCCTCCCATAGTTTGTCCCGCTACGTTAGCTCCAAGATAGCCATTTGCTACTAATACGTTATTAACATACAACATAACATTATTAGTAGAATCATCCCGAGATACCGCTACGTGATAAGATATAGCTCCATTTACATTACCGCCATATAGCTCTATATTAGCATCATTTGTTTGATCAATATATACAAAGCCTACATTAGAATTAGCTCCTACTACGCGGAGAGAATAATAACGATTAATAGATTCAAATTTAGATAAGATAGAGGCATTAGTAGTAACATCAGCAGCAACATTAAAATATGTCTCAATAGTCATATCATCCGTAAGAAAAGTAAAGTCAGTAGAAGCAGCAATAGATAAGTAATCTCCTGTACCATCAAGTTTTAAAGAAGAATCTCCAAATACTTTATCTGCCGTTGCTAATTGAGCATCTCCATTAAAAGTAACTGTATGGGCGCTATCGCTTGCATCTGTAGTAGTAGTAGCTCCGTTTGTTCCATCAAAATTTAGTAGTAGCTTTGTAGCGGTATTATCACCAATATCAATACCCGCAGTTCCTAAAGTAATTGATGGAAAAGTAAAAGCACTAGAACGTTGTAGTACGCCTCCTAAAAATACCATAATTTCTGTTGCAGAAGAAACATTAACACCTGAAGGGATAGCAAACGTTTCTGTGTTAGCATTAACTACATAGGTATTACTGTCTACGGTAGTAGCTGTTGTATTAGAATAGTCTACGCTTCTTACAGAAGGAAAAGATCTTGTTAAACGAAAACGCTCGGGAAGAGAAATAGTTTTAACAATAAGTTCTGTAGCGTTAGGAGCAGTCACAAAGTTAATTGATTGTCCTGCGTTAGCTAAGTCATATGTAGAGGTTTGTTGGAGCGCTCCATCTAAGAAAGCTGTTACTTCACCTTTATGAGCTACAGTAGTAGGTAAGTTAAAATAAGTTCTTGATGCTCCTGTACTAGAATAAGTAACTTCAGCTACGACAGGAAAAGCTGTTACTGGAGCAGTCGCATCACTAGGGTAAGTAGCCATTATCTATCACCTCTCATAGATTTTCTAATCGGACCATTATTACGTAAGTCACGAGTTACAATGTCAATAACAAACTTTTCGCCATCAAAGCGAGGTTGTTTAGCTTCAGCATCTTGTGGAGTACCTTTATTTTCGATGTTAACCACCACATTGCCTCCTGGCATTGCTCCAGTACCATTCATTGCATTTAGGGCGGGTCCTCCAATAGCTTTTGCCATTGGTTTGCGAATGACGAATTCGCCAGGCTCTAGTAATGCCGGGACACGGTCCCGCATCATCCCACCTGCTGCCATCTGTCTAACAGGACCACCAGTAGCTGCAGGCAAAAAGACGCTCATTACCGATTTACCAATAGTTCCCAAAAGTCCAAGTACACCGCTTCCTTCTTGTCCACCACCACCAAAACTACCGAGAAGAGACTTACCTATACCAAACAAAGAAGAGCCAAAATCAGTTAATCCACCAGCAACAGTACCAAACAAAGATGTTAAAGGATTAGCACTTAGCTCCATTTGTTGGAAAGAGCTTCTCAAAGTATTTGTAGATTGTTGTAATGCTGTATTTGCTTCTGTTAGGTCAGTTCCAGAACTTACAGCACCTTCAAATAATCCTTCATCTATTCCATCTTCTTCCATAGATTGACCAACTCCATTAGGAAATAAAGATGAAAGAGGATTACTTGGTGTTGCTCCTGGACCAGACGGAAGCTTTTGTGATAGAGTACCATCTGCAGACCTAACGTAAAGTGGGTTGCGTTGTGTTCCATCAGGTTTTCCAGTTAGTCCTGGGAAAAAGCTTTGTAATTGTTCTGCTAAAAAGTCTTTGAGCGGGTTTACAATAAATTGTTCGGTTATAGAAGCTTGAATATCATTAACAATATTTAAAATAAAGTCTTTAAAACCTTCTTTAAAGTTTTGTACCGTTAGTGTTCCTTCACGAATCGCGGTAAATAAATCATTTAAGCTCTTTTTCGCGTTTTCTCCAAAACTTTCAAGTCCTGCGATAGCCACTTTTAATCCTCTATTTGAAGAAATCTCTGCTGCTTTTTTTAACTGATCTAAAGCATCCGTGGCTTTCTCAATTTCTAAATTAGCTGTAGCTTGAGCGTTATTTAAAGCCGTTTGATTTTCTACTAACTGACTTTTTAATTCATTACTTTTAATTTCTCTTTCTAATCTCTTTGCTTCTTTAACCTCAGTAGAATCTAATAAGTCAACTTGTTTTTGTAGTTGTTTTCTTAAATATCCCACAGCTAAATCAAAACTTTTAATATCCAGTACTAAGGGCAAATCTTTGCCTATTTGGTTTTTTACGTCGGGAATAGCTGCTGCTACACGATCTTTTCTTGATGTTGTGTCAACTTGTCCTCTTGCAGCCTCTAACGCTATTTGTCTGTCAACTCTATCTTCTGCTAATACTCTAGCTAAAGCGCCTATAAAATCATTAAATAGATCTTTTTCTTTTAATATTATATCAAAGCGTTCTTTTAAGCTCTGTCTTTCAATACGTAAAGCACTAATCTGCGAATCAACTCTAGCCTTGGCAATTTCTTTTTGAGTTTGTAAAATAGAATCCTCTTTTTTGGCAATTTCAGCATTAGCTTGTATTTGCTTTTCAATTAAAGTTTTTTGAGCAGCAGCATCTTCTCTAGCTCTGCGCATAGCTTCTTGTTGGTCTGCTACAATACGTTCAAATTCTTTTGTAGCAATTTTTATTTCAAAATCTCTTTTCTGCCCTGCGGTAAATATACCACCAGCATTATCAAGAGCAGTTTGAAAAGACCTATCTCTTGCATCAGCAATAAATCTACTTAGCTCTTTAGAAGCATCAGCTTGGTTTCTAATTTGTTCTGTTTGTTTTTTTAATAACTCAAAGCGAGATTTTTCAAGACTAATACGTTGCTTTTCTAAGGCTAACCCTTGTTGTAGCCCTGTTAACTCGTTTTGTTTTTCTAATTCTTTAGTTTGGTTCATAAGAGCCTCAGTTCTTTTTTCTAGCTCTTTATTAAACTTTTTAACAGCCTCTATGTTTTTAACTATACTTCCCACAATGGCTTGCTCTGCTTTAAGGGCTGCTTGTGCAGCATATTCTTGTGTCTGGCTTAATTCTTCTCCCTTACGTTGTAATTCTAATGAGTCTTTTCCTGCACTATATAGTTCTTTTGCCTGTGCTAAAGAATTAACTCTTTGCTGATTTTGATCAGTTATTAAATTACCTTGAGTATCAAACAAATCTGTCAATCTTTGAGAGGCTGTTATCTCTGAACTAAAATTTTTCTCTATTAGTTTTCTTTGGTTTTCTAAAGCCGATAATTGCTCTACAAAAGCATCTGTTACTTTTTCTGCATTTTTTGCTCTCGAATATTCCGCATACTCAAGTAAAGTTAAATTTTCTAATCCTTTTTTCTCTAAATCATTAATACGCTTTCTAATCTCTGCTTGATCTCTTTGAGCTTTTTCTAAACTAGAAGTTCCATCTTGTAACTCAGATACAAACTGAAGTTGTCTCGTATAAATTCCTGCTAAAGTATTTCCTGCGGTAGTAGCCGTATCAAAAGTTTGTGCTATACCATCAGGAGAACCAAAAACAGATTCAAATATATTACCCTTTCCTTTAGGAGTAAATTTTGCTATTGAACCCTCAATCTCAACAGCTGCTACAGCATAAATTGCGGCAGAACCTTGTCCAATTTCTTTAGCTATAGCGCCAATAGTTTCTGCTCCTACCACACTGTCTCTAACGGCTTTTTCAGTAGCGTTCTTTATAGCCATTGCAAGTGGGTTGTTTCGACTATACTGTTCTACGTTTTTAGCAGCTTTCGCTCCAAAAATCTTTTCAAACACGGCTTCAACAGCAGTATTTGTTGCCGTATCTAAATTAGCCCCTGCAGCAACATCATTTACAGATGATTCTACTACTTTAAACAACACCCTTTTAAGTTTATCTTCTGTTAGTTTTGTATTGATGCCCTCAAAGAAGTTTAAGTCTTTAAAAATATCTACATTTATATTATTTAACTCATTACTTCCTTTTACAATAGATTGAATAATTCCAGAGACACCATCTTTTACTGTTTTTTCTGTTTCTTTACCGAACACACCACCAAAAACTCTTTGATTTATAGAAGTTAAAATATCGTTTAATTTAGTAGAAAAACCAAAAATCTCAGCTAAACCAGATAAAACGCCTCCCCCGATGAGTAAAAATACGGAAAGTCTACTAAAAGCCATCCCTAACCCTCTAACCGTACTTGTTAATTTTTTAAATGTACCCTCTAATTTAATAAAGGCAGGGCCTATCTTTGCGGCTAAACCACCTGCTTGAGTTAATCTAATAGTTAGATCTCTTACTCGTGGATTAAGTTGTCTAAGCGCCGAAGTATTTGAGATATATTCTTTTTGAAGCGCTTTAGAAGATTTAGCAAAACCACCATTAGCTCTTATTTGTTCAAGTATTTCTTTACGTCTTGCTTTGAGGACTAATTGTTCATCTTTTAGTCCTTTTTGAAGCCTAATTGCACTTGCTGCATCAAGCGAACCTTCTCTCGCCCGTTTAACTAAAGGATTAATAGTTTCTCTGTCTCTTACTCTAGATAAAGAAAAACCTTTAGTACTAAACTTATCGCCTAACCCCTCTAAAGCTGCTGCTTGCGCTTTTGCTGATGGACCTATTTGTGATAATCGTCCTAAAATACCATCGACAACGTTACCTACTCCTCCAAAAAACGATTTTATACCTCCACCAAGAGCAGTTAATCCTACTCCAAAAACTGTTTTAGCTATTACACCAAATAACGTAAGCTGTGCTAAAATATTCTCTGTAAAAAACTCTGCTAAAGGCACTAAAGTATCAGCTAGAAAACTACCAATTTTAGTAGCTAAATCAAGAAAACTAGCTGCAAGCTTTTCAAAAGCTTCTGCCGTAGTTGGCACAGAAGTATTTATGTTACCAAATTTTCTAGAACCTTCTTCAATAGCAGCATTTACAAAAGCTTGTCGTCTTTCAAATGCTGTTAAACTTTGAACTGATTTTCCTGTTTTTAATGCATACGCCTCAAGAGCCGGTTCTAATCTAGTAAAAATACCAAGTTCATCTAAGAGTTCCGGCTCTAATTTTGCTGTACCACGAGAAAGTCTAGTGAGCGAATCAGTAAGATTTCTTCCTAATGCTCTAGAAGCTTTTAAAGATACTTCACCTAATTTTTGAATTTGGTCAATATTAAAACCTGCAGATAAAGAAATATTAGCTGTAGTTGCTGCTTCTGATAAAGTTAATTGTTGGTTAGTAATTTCTTTTAAAGTATTAATAACTGTTGTCCCAGAAGTGCCTACAGAAGCTGCTAGAGTATTAGTGCCGGCAATAAGTTGTTCAAACTGAGCAGCTCGTTGAAGAGCAGCAAAAGCTTGTTGTAAGGCAAATACGTTAGCGGCAGCTCCTGCATATACAGCTACTAATCCTCCCAAACCGTTTGCTTGAGCAGCAAATTGTCTACTTGCGGAAACTCCAGCAGAGGTTTGACGGGTTACTGCCTTAGTAACTTGTTCAGTATCTTTAGCAACTTTACCAGCGCCTTGAGTTGTAAATTGTGTTCTTACTTCATTAATAGTAGTTGCCAACTATCTTCCTCTCTTAGCCTTTGATAAAGACTCTTGCTGCTTAGCTTTTTGAGCATAATATTTTCCAGCTTCTGCTTCGGCTACTTTAAGTAATTCAAATACTGCTCGTCGATCATCAATTTCATAAATTTCCATAATCGACATTAATCCGCTATAATCTTTTCCCATCCAAGTACCAGACATACCCTCCCAGTTATCTGGGAGAGCGTTGAAAAGAATTAACGCCTGTTGAACATTAAGAGAAAGTTGGGATGGGTCTTTAGGCATTTGCTCTTCATCAGGTTCCCACCCCATCTGTTCACACATTTCTAAATATTGATCTAAGTTCATACCTCCTGCAAAATAAGCGTTGCGAAGGTATTCAGTTAGTTTTTTACGTCTTCCTCTTGTTTCTTCTTTGAAAATTGCTCAAAATCATTCATACAATCTGTGATGAATTGATCAAAAATAGTGGAATTTTTAAGAAGATCCAACGCATCATCTTCAGTATAATCAACATTTTCATCACCGTCCAGTGAAGAAATGTCAACAGGAAGAAGGACGGGCAAATGTTTTACTTTAAGTCCTCTCCAGCCTTTGATAGCACGTTCTGCATAGGCTTCTAAGAACTTATCATTATCCACATCTTCTTCACGTTGTCGAGTGCGTTTGTTGAATTTGTAAGTAAGTGCCCGATTACGAATCTTCATTAGATCATCACGGGTAAGATAGACTAGATGGATTTCAAAGCCATCAATTTCTGGAAACTCGACCCAAGTCTCTGTTTCCTTTGCAATTAGATTTCCGATTTTACTCATATAATTTTCCCCTCATAAGGTGAGTGCCCACCAGTTAATTTGCTTTTCATTAGGTGAGGGGAACCTATAAATTGCAAGCTGGTGGGCACTCTCTGTAAAAATGTTAATTCCCCTCAGAATTTATTTATTAAGCTACAGATTTAGTAGCAAAAATCTTAACTTCTCCACCGTCGCCCTTAGTAGCTGTAGGCTCTTGTGCTACGAAGTTAACACTCATTGAAATAACATCATCTGTTGCAAGTTGTGGGAACTCAAACTGACAAGCATCAAGTTGGAAAGCAACTTGTGGGTCACCAGTAGAAGCACCGCCAATGATAAGGTTTGCATTAGATGTTTGTGCAGAAGAAGTTCTGCTGTCATCAGAAATATTACGTAGGAACTGAGCGCTTTCAGTGTCGCCAGCACGTAGATACATAGTAGCAGAACCAGTAACAGCACGAGTGCCAGTAAACTGACCAATAGGCGCATTAAGGGCTGAAAGTTCTTCTGGTGTTAGATAGGTAATATTGTTGTTGTAGTCAAAGCTTAGTGCAGTAACTGGGAATACATACTTAACGTCTGAACCAGCTGCGCTCGGCTTATGATGGAACTCAATTTGGCTAAGACGATTCTTAATGAATGAGTTAGTGCCTGTTGAGGCTGCAACGTTAGCTGTATCGAATGGATGATAAGAATGAGCAACACCCATTACAAGGTTAGAGTTAGCAGTAACAGAGTTTCCGTCATTAAGAATACCACCAAAAGCAGCAATAGCATTGTTACGAACATCGCCTGTAAGCTCTTTTAGTGTTGTACCAAAACCAGCCCAAGTAGTTGTTGCAATTTCTTCAATACCAGCATCTACAGTAGCTTGATTAACTGTTGCATTTGATACCTGATAAACAACGTTATCTAGTTTGAAGTATAAATGATTTTCTACTGCGGTAGAAAAGTTAGAACGAGAACTATGAGAGCCTGTTGCAGCAGCAACATTAGTAGTTACTAGTTTACCGCCAGTAGACCAAACAGACTGATAATCTGTACCATCAGAAGCAGCGGTATTAGAAACTAGAGATTGCCACAAGAACCAGTCAGCAACCGGCATTACGTTACCGCTTTGGTTAGTTTTTGCGTCTGAACCATCAGCGGCGGCACCGGTTTCTACACCAGTAGGACGCATATAAACTTGGAAGTTCCAGTCAACAGGATTAATAGCGGTATTAAAACGTTGCTGAGATCTATCTGGAGTATTGCCAGATTCAAGAGAGGTGATGTCCTGAGTAGCAGAGGATGAAGTAACAGCAAAACCAGCAAGAACCTCAAGCTTCCAAGTATTGGAAGGGGTTATGTTTGCTGCAGCAGCGCCGTTAATAATATCAACTGTTGAAAAGAACACCTCAGAGTTTCTCTGTAGATTAAGAGATGCCATAATTATTTCTCCTTATTGTAAAGTATAAAATATTTCTAATTCAATTTCGCCGAGACCATAAGGAGTAACTAACCCTTCATCTGTAGATATGTTTGATATAGTTATATCTAAAATACCTCTGTTAGAGTTATCTCCCAGGCTGTAAATAACATGTTCAACATCCTGTAGGAGGTTATCTACCTGGCTCTGTGCGTCATCTTCTCCGTAAATGTATATTCTTATGGTAGCGTCTAAAGTTGCAGTTGTCAAATTTTGAGAATTAAAATCTCTATTTTCGGTTCCCGCTGATACATAAATGCTGGGAAAATCGTTTACCTCATCTAAAAATTTCAATTTACGAAAAACATTGTTAAATACGTTAGTGTTATAGGTGTAGGAGGCATCAAAACCTGACACCGCTCCATCAATTTCTTTTAGTTGAGTAACTATAAATTCTATAATTTCTTTTCTACGTGATGCCATCTTATGCTCTTAAAATATTAAATTGCCTACCATATAATTGTTGAGTTACTTCTCTAATAGAAGACTCAATTAAATCACTAGGAGATCTGGTAGGCTCGTGAACTTGGTATACGGGATCATAAAAAAACTTAATTACACTTGTTTTATAATTTAAAAGAGCTATCTGTACACTACGAGCAAAACGACCAGACCGATAAGTTAAAACATCATCAGAAAGAGGGGGACCTCTTCGCGGACCTTTTGGCATCCTCTGCACTACAGCTCTTTGTACTAAAGCAGTCATTTGCACTTTTGATATAAATCTTCCAGGTCTTTTCTCGTCACCGCTTTGTGCGATATCTATATTTACATTTTGCGTTATTGTTCCTGGTTTTCTACTCTTTATAATTGTTTTATATACTAAAGGTGTATTGCTACCTTTTGCAAACTCTTCTGCCAATGAAATAACAGATTCAAGATAATCAGTAGGAGATAATTTACCTGCGGCATTAAACTCTTTAAGCGCATAAGTAATAAATCTTCCTGAAAAATTCTTACCTAAAGAAGCATGAAACTTTTCTGTTACATTTTTTGCTTTTTCACTAAAAATTTTCATAGACGCATCACTTAATTTAACGTCTATTTGTATACTAACACGACCAGATTTAGAATCTCTACTTTGTCTAGCAGAAAGTGTTGCAAATTTTTTAAAATTACCACTTATGTTCATAGCCCTTGCAGCACCCGGCAACACCTTAATAACAGGCTTACCTCCGTGTTCTGCGTCTAAATAGTCTATTAATGCAAAGTTTTCAAACTTTTGTTCACACTGTTTGATTAAGGATTCTTTTAAAGATTGGTCAGTATTAATCCACTTATGAAGAGTAGAAGAAGGTATTTGAGATATCTGAGTATCTGTAAAAGTCTCTACTTCTTTTCCTTTTCTTATAACCTTGTCTCTATCACCTACACCAAAAAAAGATTGAAAAGAAGATTCTAAATCGCTATTTCGGGTAAGCTGTCTTCCAGTAACAGTTGTTCCAAAATCTTTTGTAGTTTTTTGTTTTAGTTCTAGAAATACTTCAGCACCTCCGGCTATACTTGTTCTTTCTAGTTCTACCCCTAAAACTTTTAAAAAACTTGCAGAACTTCCTTGCATATCAGGAGCAGCACTATTTTTTTCAAACGCAGCAGAACCTGTAGGAGCTTTGAAAGGGCCTCTAGTAGAAATAAAATCAGACATTAGTCTAAGAGCCGCTGATCTGGCTTTTTTATTTCCCCTTTTACCTTTTCTAATCGCTTCTCTTCGTTTTTTAATAAAAGTTTTTACTTTTATAGGCTTACTGCCATCATAAATAGTAGTGTCTAAAGTTATTCCAACTTTTTCAGCCATTAGTCAATCACCCTATACAAATCTAGTATTCTACGAATATGTGGGGGCAAATTACCACTTAAATTATATCTATCACCTCTCTCACCCTCAAAGCTAAATCCCTTTTTATCTTGGTCTTGTTTATAAATTAGCTTAATATAGTCAAGAGTAGCCAGTTGTAAATCATAAGGAACACTTCCTGATTCATAACCTCCACGATATTCTACCTTAATACCATTAGGATAAGGCATAAACTTAGGAGGACCGCCTAAAGTAAGTGCTGGGTAGTTATTTCTAACACTAGGATAGTTGCCAAGTACGCCTTGATCTCCTACATCACGAGTAATTCTACCTGTATCACGACTAAACATATACTCATTAGGTGCTGCGTGAACGTCTTTTGCTTCTGTATCGTCTTGTTTACCGTCAAAATGCACTAAAAATACAGTATCTTCATCTGGACGAAAGCGTTTTGTAGGTGGAGTAAAGTTTGCGCTATACCTTACTTTGGTAGAAACACGAATTTCATCAATATAACCATCAAAATCGTTAGTTTTAGTGCCAAAACTATTACGACCAATCTCAACATTAGTTGTAAACGTTAAATTTGCGCCCGAAACCGCTGAAGAATTTGATATTTCGTGACCATTATAAAACAAGGCTAACGTTTCATTTGCATAATCTCGTGACATTGCAACGTGTGCCCACTGCTTTTTCTCAAATTGTTGTGCCATTACATTATCATTTCTGCCTTCAATAGTAGTTGCAGTGCCAGAAATATTAGCTTCAAAAGCTAATCCTTTGTTTTTTTCTACTCTAAACTCCATATAATTAGAAGCATCCGTATTAATTGCAAAAATTGCATTACTTTCTAAAGAGTCTGTGTCAATTCTTATAAAACTTTCAATAGTAAAATCTTGTTCTTCTAATTTTAGCTGAGAAGGAACGGCTCCAGCGATAATCATATCGCCAGAACCGTCTAATTTAAGGGAACTTTTACCAAATTTCTTTGCTTTTTCTGTGATATGCGCACCACCGTAGAAAGTAAATGATACAGCATCACTTTTATTTGGAATCGGAGTGCCTATAGTAGAAGGGTCGTCTAATACATCATAGTCTACTCCATTAAATTCTGAAACTTGGTATACATTATTAAGAGGAAGAGCGCCTACATAAACAGCACTTACACCACCGTCAAACACTTCTACATAATCATTAGCCAAAACAGGTTGACCAATGTAGTGCTCAATAGCTGCTGTGGCATAATTAATTACATTAGAGATTCGTGCATCATTAGTGGTGCTACTAATAGATAAGTAGTCCTTAACTTGTGCTAAAGTTACAAACGGAAATCTACCTAAATCTTCCTCAAATCTATCCATGATATTACCTTTCTATTATTTTTTAGAATCAAAAATACTTGATTTAGGTTTTGGTGCTATTTTAGGCTGATAAACAGCTTGTACTTTTGGTTTATCAACAGGTTTTGGCTCTTCTTTAACTACTGTAGGTTTCCAAAGTTCTTTTTGCTCTGCAATAGAACCAGGACCATAACCATGACGAGATAGCCAATGTTCTGCTTCCTCCCAAGTAGCCATATCTTTAATTGCGGGATCTAACATGTTTTTCTCCTTTATAAATAAAAGGGGAGGTAGTTTCCCACCTCCCCCTTATGTTTCCAACTATGTTTACGGGTTATTAACCAGTAATTACTGTGCAAGCATAGCTATACTTAGAGGAATCTAGTGCAGCACTTGAGTTAGTTGTAAGAGCCTTGAAGTCGAAACGAGTGCTCATGTACATAGCAGTGACCTGCTGACGTGGCTCGTATTCGCTCTCAATCTCAATGGCACGGCGTTCGGCAATCATGAAGCCGGGCTTATAGACTAGAACACCAATGTGACGGCTTGAACCACCAACGACATCCAAGAATTCAGAAATCTGAATTGGAATACCGTAGACAGCACCGACTGAACCTGTTAGATAAGTGGCATTTGGACCGAACTTATCAACGGTACGGAAGTCAGAGGTTGTAACAAGGTTGTTATAACCTTCAATTGATGTTAGGTATACAAGCTGGTCGCCAAGTTGTAGACCATACTTACCAATAGTGCTACGAGCAGAGGCGATATCTGTTGGATCAACCTTGTCGTTTGCGCCACCAGTGGCGACTTCGAGAGAAGCATCACCGGTTAGATTGGTAAGACCCTCAATGACTGACGCATAACCAGTACCAGCAGTAATTGCGTTGGTTGGTGATGCAGTGAAGCCAGTTAGGGCACCTGTGCCGCGAAGAATTGACTTGTCAATAGCACGGGCTAGACGACGAGTTGCGGCTGCGCGAAGGAAGTCGAGTAGAGGAAGAACGGTGTCTTCTTCTTCATCCTTGGCTAGGTGTGTGGTTGCCATGAACTTATGTGGAGTAAAGGTCACGGCTGAGATTGACTGTTGATTAGAAGTTGGGACGTTTGACGAGTCGCCAATGCCTGTGGCAAAAGTGCCAGAAGCAAATTGTGCAACATCACCGTCTGAATCTTCATCAGCAACTGGAACGCGGAAGTTACGAGCGTCAACTGCAATGCGGTTGAACATCTGAGCAACTACGAGCTGTTGTTCCATCTCGGTATAAATATTGCTTGAGAAATTTGAAAGGAACTGATCAACTGTTGTGATCGCCTTCATCTTTGAACCAAGCTTAGTATCAAATGGGTCACGCTTATTCATGCACTTAGCAAGTAGATATGCGTTTGCCATATCCTTCTCTGAGAACTGTTGCGTATTACGCTGATTCTCTTGGTAAACCATTTTGCTGCGAGAAAGAGCAGCAACCTCGTCCTTGAACTTAGAAATTTGAGCCTTAAGCTCTTCTAGTTCTTCACTTTCGCGAGGTGTGTATTCAGACTTTTCTTTAGCGTCTGACTCCTTAATAATTGCTTCGCCAGTCTTTTCGACTAGCTTGGCAACTTCGGGTTCAGACACTTGTACTGAAGCAGGCTTCTCTTCGGAAACTGCTTCGGCTTTCTTAATCTCCTCAACAGTAGCTTCGCTACCTGCCTTTGTAAGATCAAGGGTATCTACGACCTGTTCTGCCATAGTTTCGTTCTCCTTTTTAAAGTATCCGTGAAGCTTAAGAGCCAGACTAATATTAGAATCTTCACTTGCCTCACTATTGTGTAGCTCAAGTAGAGCTTTAGTGTTATCAACAAAGTGATTTGCCACTTTGAAAGTACTTTCAGACCATTCTGATGATGGTGTCATTTTAATATTTAGTAGTGTATTTAACTTTTCTTGCTGCTGGGGAGTTAGCTGTGAAGACTCTTTGAATCTATAAAGATCAACTTCCGTAGCTTTGCAATACTGATTAAATTGTTCTTCAATTTCTTCGTTAGTACGCTCTTTAACGGTATCAACGATTAAATCAAACTTTGTATCAATGTCCCAAGTATTTGTGACAAATAGATCTTCAACTTGAACATCTAAACTATTATCACAATCTTTACCTTCTACGTCAACTTCTAAAAACTTAAAAGTTGGACTTTGGGCGGTAGCAATTTTCACAACCTTGAAACGTTTGCCTTGGTATTTCACAAAAGCGCCATTTTCAATCTGAGCTGTTTCAGCAGAAAGAAGATTAAGAAAAGGAATGGGGGTATTAGGATCAGAATTTACTTCGTACTCCTCATATTCTTCCTCCGACTCTTTATCAAGAATTTCTTCTGCTTGATCTTCTTTTACCTCAAGCTCCATCTCTGTAATTTCTGTTTCTTCTGCTTTACCATTAGAAACTTCCATCTCAGAAGGAGAAAGAGGTCGTTCATCTACATCAGCTTCTACATCGTCAAGCTCATGCACAGCCACACCAACCATAGTCATTTCGTGTGTATGATTTTTTGCTTCCATAATTACGCCATTAACAATTTTATGGGCGTGATTTTCCATATGAGAAGCATAAGTCGTAACACCATTACCGTCCTTATCCATTTCGACAGTATGATAATGACCTGCTTGGAGATTAGTAATACCAGCTTTTAGCTTCGCCGCTTTTTCTTCCTTAGTCTCCTTGTCTTCTGACTTAAAATTCTCAACAAATTGAGCATAGTCATCCGTAGATTCAAAACTCTTACGAACACTAAAGAGTGAATCCTGGTTACAAGGAACACTAACAACAGAAATCTCTAAAAGTTCAACATCAGTAATTAGCATGGAGTCATCATCACGATTGTACTTACCATCCTTAACTTTAAAACCGACACTAAAACTTTTAAGAGCCCCGTCCTTAATAAGAGTATGAATACCGTGCTGTGTTTCAGCAGCTTCGCTGACGTCAGCTTCAACAAAAATACCTTTTTTATCTACAGTAATCTTACTCACTTTACCAATTGGGTTTTCGTGTTTATGTTGGTAAAGAAGAACAGGATTGCGGCGGAAGTTTTCTACACCTTTTGCCCAAGCCGCAGCAGTGATAATATCTCCTGCACGATCTTTAGCTGTTGTGTTAGCGTACCCAGCGATTTTGAGATTTTTGCTCTTTTTAGACCGAGCAGTTTTCTCAATCGCACTGTGTAAGAAAAACATCTTATCGCTCATCACTAGTTCCTTCGTTATTTGGATTTACAGACTCTTCAGTAGGAGGTCTGCCTCCCTGTGTAGCATCTACGGCACTACCCGTAATATTACGAGGTACTCTAATGCTATCTTCTCCATCAATAGATGAAAATCCTAATCCCACTCGTGCCTCATTCGGAGTGATAATTCCTGTATTAACCAAAGTAGAGTAGTAAATACTTTGTGTTCTCTCATCTGGTCGTAGAGCAGGAACGGAAATTTTATCTGGTTTAATTTCAATACCGTTATTAAAATAATGCATAAAAGCACTACAAAATTGATTTAAAATTGGAATAACAGTATGAGAATAAAATAATTTTTGATTGGCGTCAATATTTGCGTTATTACCACTTTTTAAAAGCACATATGGAACGCCTAAAGCCTTAGACATATCTTGTTGAATACGTTCAATTGAATTCTCAAAATCAAGTTCTTGAAACTTAATTGTTGAGAATTGATCAATTTTTAACCCACCATCCAGAATAGCAGGATGTCTAGCGTTATCAAAAATAGTTGTATAGGAATTTCTCCAACCTTCTAACAAACGTTCTTTAACTCGTTTACTTAGAATCGCATCAGTAGTAAGAACAAAACCAGGAATAGCGTTATTCTTAAAGAACTGACGTTGGAAGTTAATCATATAATAGTAAAGCTCAATTAGCCTAAGCAAAGGTTTAAGTCTAGAAGTACCTCTGAAAATTGAGCTTTCGTTTTCATTCATAACATGAATTATCTCTTGAGGAGCAAATTGAATAGCTTCTGATTTACGAGTTTGCTTTGCAAAACCATAAAAATCAGAAGATTGTTGATTAGATACTAAATAATTATAGTGAGATACAAAAGTACGCTCATCAGGAATAACTTCAACGTCATTGGCAGGCAGTAAATATAAATCTGCACCATCATAATAGAAAAAAGTATTACCATCAAGAATAAAATCTAAAATAGCTCGACGAAAAAAACGAAAACGATCCTCAAAAGGATTTGGTTTTACGTTTAAAATTTTATTTACTTTTTTTGCGGGAGTTTGTCCTGTAATATTTAAAGGAATGTCTACACAAGCATTAATAATCATTTCAACAGAACGATGAATAATCTCAATCTCTCTGTATGCCTGTTCAAAATCAACGATAGTTTCAGGAGATGCATAAGGTTCCAAAGATGCGATAGATGGTTGTGCAGGGTTTAACTTTTCACTGACCCATTCACGCCATCTAGGAACTTGCTTTGTTTCAGCCACTTATTTTTTCCTTTTGTATCTCTAACCAGTTTCTAATTTTAGGAACTAGATGATTCAAATAATTTTGCCCATAAACAGTATGTAATTGCTTGTGGTGTGAAGAACAAAGAGTTATTAAGTGCTCATTACTTAAAGAATCTGCGCAATCTTTTGCAAAAGTTTCTCTAAGATTTTTAATTTGTTCAACACCCTCAATATGTTTTATCTTGTGTTTTGCCAACCAGCTGTTCCATAGCTGTGACAAACTATATAAATGATGTAATTCTAGATTCTTATCTACACCACAAATATAACACTGATCTCGTAATTTATAGTCTTTTTTTATGTAATCCCGAATATATTTTACCGGAAATCTTTTTAATGTATTCATAATATCTACTTTCAATTATTCTGTCCAACCAATATTTCTAAACTTTTGCACTACATCCCATCGCATAGAAAAATGCTCTGGATGCTTATTTAATCCTACATCACCTTCTGGTAAAAACAAAAATTTTTCAGTAGTAACTCGTAATGGTTTTTTTAGTTGCTTTTTAGCTAAATACGAAATAATGATATCATCTCCTCTTTCTGGATAACCTATTTTCTCAATTTGTTTAGATAGAGAATTTAAAAGTGTTTGTTTAATTAAAATACACGATCCTACTAAAAAGTCAACCTCTTGCTCTTTCCAAATATCTTCTAATTGTAAATAATTATTGGCTTTTTGTACACCAGTTTTACCATAGATACCGGTAATTTCTTCTTTAGACGTAAGTAATCGTTTAATTAAATCAAAAGAAGGTAAAATATCATCATCAATAATTAACTTATATTCTTCTTTATATTCAAAACAACGAACCCAGCGCTCCATGCAATAATAATTACGATCATTATTAATAACATCAACACCTTTTCCAATATATGGAAACGGATGGTTATAGTTATTATTAATTACCGTTATAGGAAAATATTGTTTAAAACTACCTATTATTTTAGATACATTTTCAGGTCTAGAGTGGTTTAAAACTACAAGTCTAAGCATAAATTGAAATATTACTCATTTTTTGGTGAGTATAAATAGCATACCGAACAGCATCACACGGATGAGATGCCCAATCATGAACAGGTTTTGGTTTTTCTGTGTTTGGATTCCATTTATAAGCACTCATAGCAGCAAAAGTATGCATGGCACCGCCTTCATCAAATAATAAACGATCTTGTTCTACTAGTACTTGAATAGAGTTTATACCATCATTTACAGATTTAATTGCGTTTTCGCAATAAATATCGTAATCATAAGCAAAGTCTGCTTTTACTTGTTGTGCAGCAGAATCAATATAAATATTATCAATTCCCCAATCATCTATTTTTTCTCTAATTGCTTCTGCTAAGTCAGAAGTTGTTGTTTCTTTAGAAATAAACTCATCCAAAACATAGTACTTATCTCCATCAGTGCCAATAACTACAAATACATTCTCATCTCTGTATCCTACGTCAAGACCTCCAATAACTTCAACAAATCGTTCTCCTATAAATTCACCGATGTGTCTAGCTTCGTCAAGTCCTTCGTAAACTTGGTCTTCTGTAGTTGTCCACTCACATTCGTATTCTTGAGCAAACATTGCGCGAGACATAGCTTTCCGGGCTTCATTAACATCATGTTCTGATAGCAACGGGTTAGCTTTCCAAGTAAAATGACCTGCTCCCCATTCAGGAAATTCAGGGTCTTCTCCGCGTAAAAAATACGTATACAAATAGTTACTTTTACCACGCGGCGTAGAAATCCATAAACAACGAGAATCTTGGAAAGTAGAAAGGGCAGGGCGTAAATCACGAATAAAATACTCATCATTAGGAATAACAGCTGCTTCATCTACGATTAGTAGATTAGCGGCACGCCCAATAAGAGAATCACGATTATTAGCGCTTAGTAGTCTAAAAACAGAACCATTAATTAAACGAACAACTTTATCCTTCTGATTGAACTTTTCTACTTCAAGTTCAAGTTGTTTAATTAAATCTGTAACATAGTCCCAAATAATAGAAGAAAGAGAAAAGTTAGGAGCAACTACCATTACCTGCTGACCTGGTTCAAGTAGTTTAGCAAATGCTAAAATAGCGGCGGCATAAGATTTGCCGGTGCGTCGAGCAGCTATTTCTACAAAAAAACGATTTTCATCTAATCCTTGAACCATTGCCCACTGAGCCTCATTAAACTGAATTGGTTTAGGAAGACGCTCTAATAATTTTTGGATTTTTATTTTAAAAAATTTTTCAGACATTATTTGGGTAGCATCTGGATAACAGAGTAAATAAACGCAGTAATACCTGCAACAACACCCCCTAGCCAAAGAGTAGTTCTAAAAGCCGTGCTACCTTGTGTAGCCATAGTATTGAGACTATTTATTTTTTTATGGATATGATTTATTTCTTCATCTAAATGTTCTAGAACACTAA